CGCAAAATAAGCGGAAGCCTGGCGAAGGATATCGTTACTGCGGCGCAGTTCACGATTTTCACGTTCCAGCTCTTTCAGACGCTGACGTTCAGCGGTGGTGAGTCCACCATCACCACTCCCGGTATCCCGCTCATGCTGGCGAACCCAGACACGCAGAGTCTCCGGCGTACAGCCAATCTTTGGGGCAATGGAACAAATTGCCGCCCACTGTGAGTCATATTCATCCTGACTTTCCAGAACCATACGAATCGCCCGCTGACGGACTTCGGGGGAAAAACGAGTATTTTTAGTCATCCTGTTTACCTCTTTCTCAGGGAGTTTAGTCTCCAGGATTTCCGGGGCGGTTCAGTCGCCAGAAAATGAAATTAGGCAGCAAACCACTGTATGAGAGGTGAGATATGGAAGCATTAGTAGTAGAGCGAAGCGAGGATGGCTACTGGACGCACCCAGAATACGCCAACCTGTTTGGGGATAGAGAGGCAATTTCAGCTGATGAGTTCAGATCTTTCTGCAAGCAGCATGGCATTGAATCATCAATTGTTGAAATGGAAAACGACAACAATCAAACGGTAATTGACGCGTATTTTGAAGATGGGAATCCAAACATCAGTGGATGGGAGCCAAGCATGCCAGATGGAAAAGGATGGTTTGTCGGTTCGATTCACGATACAGAAGACGGTCCGATCTGCGTTTGGTTCAGGAATGTAGATAAGGCCGCATAGTCGGCCTTTATTTTTGGCATAAACAAGAGAATAAACACTGCACTGAATTATTTGAGGTGAGATATGACAAAATCATGGAGCGTACCTTTTCCTGAATCAGAAACTGAACATGATGGAATGCCTGTTTTCTGGAGATTCCAAGCGACAGTTGAAGAAGATGGAATCAAAATATTCGCACTTCAATATATAGCTTTTCATCAGACAGAGCATTATGCATGGTTGGTTCCTTCGCATTGGATTGTTAATTTTAAACCAGCACCAAATCAGTGGTTACAGGAATGGAAACAAAGGAGAAATAGATATGCAATTAAGAAAGTAGCAAAAAATGCAGAAAGATCTTTTGCATTCCCGACGAAGAAACTTGCCATTGAAAGTTTATTGCGCCGGAAGAAATACCATTTGATGAGAATCAAACAAGATTTGGCTGTTGTATCAACTCTTGTTGATGGGATGAAGAATATTGATACATCAACACCAGATATTGAATATAACTTTGGACACAACCAAGAAACAGAAAATTGGGTGTTTTATTAGTACGAATAAGCACTGTGTATTCATTCCAACGAGTGAATACACGGAGCAATGTCGCTCGTAACTAAACAGGAGCCGACTTGTTCTGATTATTGGAAATCTTCTTTGCCCTCCAATGTGAGGGCGTTTTTTTATCTATGAGGATATGAATAGATGTCAAACATCAAAAAATACATCATTGATTACGACTGGAAAGCATCAATAGAAATTGAAATCGACCATGACGTAATGACAGAGGAAAAACTTCACCAGATTAATAATTTCTGGTCAGACTCTGAATACCGACTCAATAAACACGGCGCTGTATTAAATGCTGTATTAATCATGCTGGCGCAACATGCTCTGCTTATAGCAATTTCGAAAGACTTAAATGCATATGGTGTTGTTTGTGAGTTCGACTGGGATGATGGAAATGGTCAGAAAGGATGGCCTCCAATGGATGGTAGTGAAGGAATAAGAATTGCCGATATCGATACATCAGGAATATTTGATTCAGATGATATGACTATCAAGGCCGCCTGAGTGCGGTTTTACCGCATACCAATAACGCTTCACTCGAGGCGTTTTTCGTTATGTATAAATAAGGAGCACACCATGCAATATGCCATTGCAGGGTGGCCTGTTGCTGGCTGCCCTTCCGAATCTTTACTTGAACGAATCACCCGTAAATTACGTGACGGATGGAAACGACTTATCGACATACTTAATCAGCCAGGAGTCCCCAAAAATGGATCAAATACTTATGGCTATCCAGACTAAATTCACTATCGCCACTTTTATTGGCGATGAAAAGATGTTTCGTGAGGCCGTCGACGCTTATAAAAAATGGATATTAATACTGAAACTGAGATCAGGCAAAAGCATTCACTAATCCCCTTTCCTGTTTTCCTAATCAGCCTGGCATTTCGCGGGCGATATTTTCACAGCCATTTTCAGGAGTTCAGCCATGAACGCTTATTACATTCAGGATCGTCTTGAGGCTCAGAGTTGGGCGCGTCACTACCAGCAGATCGCCCGTGAAGAGAAAGAGGCAGAACTGGCAGACGACATGGAAAAAGGCCTGCCCCAGCACCTGTTTGAATCGCTATGCATCGATCATTTGCAACGCCACGGGGCCAGCAAAAAAGCCATTACCCGTGCGTTTGATGACGATGTTGAGTTTCAGGAGCGCATGGCAGAACACATCCGGTACATGGTTGAAACCATTGCTCACCACCAGGTTGATATTGATTCAGAGGTATAAAACGGATGACTACAGCACTCGCAACGCTGGCTGGGAAGCTGGCTGAACGTGTCGGCATGGATTCTGTCGACCCACAGGAACTGATCACCACTCTTCGCCAGACGGCATTTAAAGGTGATGCCAGCGATGCGCAGTTCATCGCATTGTTGATCGTCGCCAACCAGTACGGCCTTAATCCGTGGACGAAAGAAATTTACGCCTTCCCTGATAAGCAGAACGGCATCGTTCCGGTGGTGGGCGTTGATGGCTGGTCCCGCATCATCAATGAAAACCAGCAGTTTGATGGCATGGACTTTGAGCAGGACAATGAATCATGTACATGCAGGATTTACCGCAAGGACCGTAATCATCCGATCTGCGTTACCGAATGGATGGATGAATGCCGCCGCGAACCATTCAAAACCCGCGAAGGCAGAGAAATCACCGGACCGTGGCAGTCGCATCCCAAACGGATGTTACGGCATAAATCCATGATTCAGTGTGCCCGTCTCGCCTTCGGATTTGCTGGTATCTATGACAAGGATGAAGCCGAGCGCATTGTCGAAAATACTGCATACACTGCAGAACGTCAGCTGGAACGCGACATCACTCCGGTTAACGATGAAACCATGCAGGAGATTAACACTCTGCTAATCGCCCTGGATAAAACATGGGATGACGACTTATTGCCGCTCTGTTCCCAGATATTTCGCCGCGACATTCGCGCATCGTCAGAACTGACACAGGCCGAAGCAGTGAAAGCTCTTGGATTCCTGAAACAGAAAGCCACTGAGCAGAAGGTGGCAGCATGACACCGGACATTATCCTGCAGCGTACCGGGATCGACGTGAGAGCTGTCGAACAGGGGGATGATGCATGGCACAAATTACGGCTCGGCGTCATCACCGCTTCAGAAGTTCACAACGTGATAGCAAAGCCCCGCTCAGGAAAGAAGTGGCCTGACATGAAAATGTCCTACTTCCACACCCTGCTGGCTGAGGTTTGCACCGGTGTGGCTCCGGAAGTTAATGCTAAGGCGCTGGCCTGGGGAAAACAGTACGAGAACGACGCCAGAACCCTGTTTGAATTCACTTCCGGCGTGAATGTTACTGAATCCCCGATCATCTATCGCGACGAAAGTATGCGCACCGCCTGCTCTCCCGATGGTTTATGCAGTGACGGCAACGGCCTTGAGCTGAAATGCCCGTTTACCTCCCGGGATTTCATGAAGTTCAGGCTCGGTGGTTTCGAGGCCATAAAGTCGGCTTACATGGCCCAGGTGCAGTACAGCATGTGGGTGACGCGAAAAGATGCCTGGTACTTTGCCAACTATGACCCGCGTATGAAGCGTGAAGGCCTGCATTATGTCGTGGTTGAGCGGGATGAAAAGTACATGGCGAGTTTTGACGAGATGGTGCCGGAGTTCATCGAAAAAATGGACGAGGCACTGGCTGAAATTGGTTTTGTATTTGGGGAGCAATGGCGATGAAGCATCCTCACGATAATATCCGGGTAGGCACGATCACTTTCGTCTACTCCGTTACAAAGCGAGGCTGGGTATTTCCCGGCCTTTCTGTTATCAGAAATCCACTGAAAGCACAGCGGCTGGCTGAGGAGATAAATAATAAACGGGGGGCTGTATGCACAAAGCATCTCCTGTTGAGTTAAGAACGAGTATCGAGATGGCACATAGCCTCGCTCAAATTGGAGTCAGGTTTGTGCCAATACCAGCAGAAACAGACGAAGAATTTCATACGTTAGCCACATCCCTTTCACAAAAGCTGGAAATGATGGTGACGAAAGCAGAAGCAGATGAGAGAGACCAGGTATGACAACCACTGAATGCATTCTTCTGGCAGCGGGCTTCATATTCTGTGTGCTTATGCTTGCCGACATGGGACTTGTTCAATGACACCTCAGCAGGAAAACGCCCTTCGCAGCATTGCCCGTCAGGCTAATTCTGAAATCAAAAAAGCCAGACAGAAGTTTCCGGATAAAAACGTCGATGACATTTGCCGTAGCGTACTGAAGAAGCACCGCGAAACGGTAACGCTGATGGGATTCACACCGACTCACTTAAGTCTGGCAATCGGTATGTTAAACGGCGTCTTTAAGGAACGGTGAACATGAAAAGCAAAATCATCAGGGAGCTACAGGCTCCTTTTTTATTATTCGCATTCACCCTCAAGCGTATTAACCAACAATTCAGGGATTAATGAAAGATGGCAGATATCATTGATTCAGCATCAGAAATTGAAGAATTACAGCGCAATACAGCAATAAAAATGCGTCGCCTGAACTACCAGACTGTATCCGCAACTCATTGTTGTGAGTGTGGCGATCCGATAGATGAACGAAGACGCCTGGCAGTTCAGGGTTGTCGGACTTGTGCAAGTTGCCAGGAGGATCTGGAACTTATCAGTAAACAGAGAGGTTCGAAGTGAGCGAAATTAACTCTCAGGCACTGCGTGAAGCGGCAGAGCAGGCAATGCATGACGACTGGGGATTTGACGCAGACCTTTTCCATGAATTGGTAACACCATCGATTGTGCTGGCACTGCTGGATGAACAGGAAAGAAACCAGCAATACATCAAACGCCGCGACCAGGAGAACGAGGATATTGCGCTAACGGTAGGGAAGCTGCGCGTTGAGCTTGAGGAGACAAAATCAAAACTCAACGAGCAGCGCGAGTATTACGAGGGAGTTATCTCTGATGGGTGCAAGCGTATTGCTGAACTGGAAGCGCGGGAAGTTCAATTACCGACTCGCTACGACCTTCGATATGGACACCCGATAAATGCAGATGAGCGACAAGTCATGATACCTAAAGAAAATGGCAGTTGGCTTTACCTGATTGACCTAGAACACGCATTACGCGTCGCTGACATTCGCATCAAAGGAGAGTGATATGGCGTTAACACACCACGAACTCTGTCAGATTGCGTACAAGTTCCTTAAGCGCAACGGGTTCAAGGTTTGCTTTCATGACCGCTTTGTTGCTGTAACCAGTACCGGAGAACAGCCAGATGCTATGGGATTCAGAAATTCAGCATCATGCCTGATAGAGGCGAAGTGTTCTCGTGCTGACTTGTTGGCAGATAGAAAAAAGCGTTTCCGTAAAAATCCCTCACTTGGCATGGGCGACTGGCGATTCTTTATTAGTGAGCCGGAAATTATTTCAGTTGAGGATTTACCTCCCGGCTGGGGATTACTTCACGTTGTTAACGGAAGAGTACGGAAAGTACATGGATGGCCCAGGGGTAATTGCTGTTGGGGTAATCCTGACGATAAGCCATTTACCGGGAATAAGCAGGTTGAATGCGATTACATGTTATCTGCATTAAGGCGCATGGAGTTGAGAGGGCACCTTAATGAAATATATGACGGTGTGATTGTTAATAAGAAAGAAGGAAACGCGGCATGATCACTATTACCAAAGGGCGACTGCTGACAATCAAGCAGTGGCGCGAAACATACGGACCGGGTAGCAACGTTGTACTGCCAGCAGAAGAAGCGGAAGAACTGGCAAGAATTGCGCTGGCATCACTGGAAGCAAAACCAATAGCGTGGGAATGCGGCGAAAACATAATCCTGTTTAATCCTGACACAGTTGAAGCATACGCAAAACGTGCGGAGGTATCACCTAAACCACTATATGCCGCGCCGCCAGTTCCGGTAACTCCGGATGGTTGGATAAGCTGTAGTGAGCAAATGCCAGAAATGGGAGAGCGACAATGCTATGTGTTAGCGGCTGACTTTAAAAACAACTACCCGCCAAACATCCCCAACACTCAGGTCGGCGTATATGGCGACTGGTTTAATGATGGCAATCCCACTTGGGATGACGGTGATGGCGAAGACCTGTATCTCAAAGAGGTAACCCACTGGATGCCGCTACCGGAACCGCCGCAGGAGGTGAAGTGATGAATTGGCCTGAAGCATTCACCGCTGTAGGAGTTGCAATAGCGGTGGCATTTATTCTGTATTCGCTTTTCCGCTGGGGATAAAGGAATGTTCGCTCTGATTCAACGTGGTCAGATATACACCGATAGCGCCGGCTATCCGATAAAAATTCTTCGCTGCATAAACAACACTGTGTTGTACAGAAGAATGGATGGGCGAACACAGTCGGTAAAAATAAACGATTTTAATGAACTGTTTGAACGGATTGATCACCAGGAATACCGACAAATTCTGGCAGAAACAGAGCAGGAAGCTCATCTGAAAAAATTACGAGCCATGAAAAGGAAGTAAAGAATGAATAAAGCATTTGAACGATTGGTCCACCAACGTTACGGCAATCACTATGACCTGACGCGAGATGGTGACGGTTTCTACTGTCGTGAAGTTGTGAAGCGAATGTTTGACGTGTGGTGCCACTGCCGTGGGCTGAGTGTTGTGTGAGGTGATGTATGGGGCTGGATTGCGTGCCTATATCAACCTACTGCCGCGACGCGGGAGAAACGGTTGATGCCGTTAACAAACGGATACAAAGAGGAATATGGAAAGAAGGGGTTCATGTATTAAAAGTCGATGGAGTTAAAGAACGCTGGGTCGACTTAATAGAGGTTTCAAAATGGGCAAGAAAGAACAAGGATTATTATCTCTGCCAAGAGGAGTAACTATTCGTAAGCATAAAACTGCTTCAACACTAGTTATCACTTTCACATATAAAGGGGTTCTTTGCAGGGAGCCCCTGTCTCGGCTTGAGGCAAATACACGTGGTATTAAATATGCTGAGCGCCTGCTAGGGGAGATACAAAATCAGATCGCCAGCGGAACGTTTGAATATGCGAAATATTTCCCCAGTTCCAAAAAACTGGAGTTATTCGGTATAGTAAAGAAAACCAAAAATATTAAGTCCTATCTTGATGAATACCTGAAAATTTGCATGAACCGCAATCTGTCGCCGTCAACCATTGGCGGTTACGAAAAATGTATATCAGCACTATCAGAGCTACATAAACTACATGTAACAGAATTGACGCCTGCGGTACTAAAAAATTGGATAGCCAGCCGAAAAACTAAGCTGAAAACAATCAGGAATAACCTGTCATTTCTGCGCAGCGCCATTGATGAGGCTGTAACTGATGGCCTGTTGACTATTAACCCGGTAACTCTTGTCAGCGCCAGCCGGTATCACGTGGTCGACAGTAAACCGAACGCCGACGATTACGAAGTTGATCCGTTTGCGCCTGCGGAAACCAGTGCCATATATCAGCACTGCAAGTATCAGGAATGGCAGAATCTGTTCCGCTTCGCCTTCAATACAGGGCTACGCAGCTCTGAGCTATGCGCATTACGTTGGACCGATATCGACTTTATAGGTAATACAGCGCACATACAGGCGGCCAGTGTCGTAGGGGTACTTAAAGGCACCAAGACAAAAGCCGGTACCCGTAAGGTGGAGCTGAACAGTGAGGCTCTGGCGGCCCTGCAGGCGCAGAAGCAATACACCTTTATGAAAAGTGAGTTCATATTCAGCGATCCGAAAACGGGAGATCCCTGGACGAACGCCGACGCTATCCGTAAAAAAGCATGGGTGCCGACCCTAAAAAAAGCTGGTGTGCGCTACCGTAACCCGTACCAGACGCGCCACACATTCGCCACCAGACACATTAGCCAGGGTGTAAACCTTTTCTGGCTTGCCGGGCAGATGGGGCATAAGGGGCCGGAAATGCTGTTCCGCAATTACGGTAAATACCTGGCTGAATACGACGGGAAAACCGCAATGGAAGCTGGAATGAAGAATTGATTTGAAGAAAAAACCCGGCAAATGCCGGGTCTTTTTGATGGTTATTCTGTCGCGCCACCTATCGAAACATAATCATGAAATTGATCGTCAATGAGTCGGTCCTTACAGATAACATGTACAATGTGACGACAACAGTTTTCATCATCATACGCACGACCCCAGCGAACAATCTCATCTACAGACAGATCATTCGCACTCCATGGCAAAGTACCTGAAACACCACGCGCACCTGGACCAAGTATGTCCATAAATTTCTTCGTGCGTGAATTGTAGATCCGTACCTCGGCAATTCGAATGATGCTACTAGCCCAAAGAGCACCACCGGCAATACTTTGAATGTTATCGCAGATGAGAAACTCATGCTTTCGCGCAAGCATTTTATAGATCTCACGCGCCAAACCTGCTGATTGGAAATCCTGTGCGATAACAGCGCTTTTCACTTGCTTTCCGGTCATCATCTGACCGTTCTCTTCGATAAAATTAAAGTCGTTGAACTGTATACGACCTATTCTTATCGTTTTGTTATCGTCTACCATATCAAGACCCAAGAGGGTATTGACCAGATCCTGCATTGGAACCTTCGAATCAAGAAGGTCACTGCCATAGTCTAAAAAAAAGTCGTCGGTGGAACATCCCAGTTGATACACATCCAAGTAGTACTGAAACTCACCAGAACTGACAATGTACTCATCAGCCCTCAGTAAGCCAGCCTCGGCAGTGAAAAAATAGAATGACTCAATAAGACGTTTTTCGCCAAATGGCGTGATGTTCAAGTCCTTGTTATATGAAGGTATTAACGCAGGAGCCATTCAGCAACCTTTTAATGGTAGTTAATTTCCCTGTAGTTCTTCTGCATGTATAGAGCAATTGCCGCTTCAATTTTCTTCAGCAGATTACTGCTTACATACTGAGGATACTGATCTGCTGGCTTCACAACATAGCGCAATTTTTCTTTGTTCATGGCGATCTCAGCGAACGGGATCACGTCACCGTCACGAACCTCATTGTTCAATGTCACAATAAACAGCTGACGTGCCGGGGAGACACGATCACTCAGTCTTCTCACGAAGAACTCGTTTGCTGTGTTTGAGTCAACAAAAGAACTGACGAGTTGAGTCCGACGCTCAATCGTCTGTATCGATCTTCTCGCTACTGTTCTCATGCTAGTCTCCTCAACACTTCACTAGCTGTGCAGTGAAGGTACAAAAAGCCACTGATGATAACAGCGTCATCAGTGGCCCTTGATGGTGATAACCGCAGTTATCTAAATAGTATGATATTACCTTACGGGTAATTCTTCAACGATTGCTCTGAATTGAATAGTCTTGAAGTGCTATGAACAGCACAAAACAGCGCTAATCACCGCCCCAGTGGCGCCTAAACACTTCAAAATGTTGGACAGAATCAGGACGTTAGAAGCACTACAATATGCACGTAAAATGCACGTGAGGTATTTTAAATTAGAAAAATCATTAATATTCAATTGGTTAAGAATTTTTCGGATACGGGTTCAACTCCCGCCAGCTCCACCAATCATGATTGGACGGTGTAAGGACAACACCAACAAAAACAGGAAGTTAGCAGTCTCAGCAGGACACCGACCAGACGGTGAGGAGACAAAAAAGGATACGCAAAGGAGCCGCGGCTCTCAAGTGTGAAAGAAGCCCGCAAATTGCGGGCTTTTTTATTGATCAGTCAACAATAAACAGTAACCGAATGAGAATTTAATAAGGATATTCATATGGAAGCTACTGTGGATTCGATTGATTTTCTGATCCGTAGTGAAGATGATTTTCTAAACTTTCTGGAAGAAATGAAAGCCCGAGAGGGGCTTGATTCTAAAGAGTTTATTTTCCCTAACGTAAAGTTTGCAGGCTGGCCATCCTTAGACATAAATGTTAAAGGAGAGCGGTATCATTCATCAATTACATCAGCAATGTTGTTTGGTATGTCAATGCTCAACGAGGAGATACAGCGGGCGTTTGCAACCATACGATACGGATCGCAGAATCTTCAACGCTTGACTAATGAAGACAAGCAACGACTTGATATAAATTTTAAAATTAGCGAAGGTTCTAGTGATGCGGAAGGCACCACTGACAAGATCATCAACGCAGTAACTGATTTTTTGCGAGATACTATGTCTGGACTGAACGGCTGGCAGAAAATGCTTGTTATAATCACAATGGTTGGCGCGGCCAGCACATGTGGTTATCACTACATTTCAGAAAATGCCGTAACAGAAAGACATGCAACTGATCGGCAGGTTGAAATTGCGAAAACCACATCCGATGGCATAAACAAAGCCATAGAAGCAACATTAGATTATAAAATCTATGGGAAATCAGCGATTAGCGATAAAGTTACTAGTCACGGACAAGCAGGTAAAAGTGCTTTAGTGAAGCAATTAGCTGCTGATCCTACTGTCGAAACCGTGACTTTAGGAAATGAGAAACTAACACGACAAGACCTAAATACCTACAACAGCCGACAATCTGTAGATAGAGAACGTAAAGAACGAACTGATATATTTTCCATCAAAGGTGTAACCAGAACAGGGCCAACAAATCAGGATATTAATATTAACGTTGTTAGGGTCTCTAATGACGAATGCTTCACAATCAAAGCTTCAGCTGATGTTATCACCCAAGATGAGTTGACAGCTATTGTTGACGCTTTGTCAAACAACTCTCATATTAAAATCAGTTACTTAGAGGTAATTGAAAAGGGTGCTGTTTCTATAGGTCAGTTCAACACTATTGTTTCAGAATAATCACTTAACCCCATTTATGTAGGTTGAGGTTATAAGTCACGGAGACCAGATATGTCCTTAAAGTATGCACATGAAAAATTTCATACTGCAGTACTTACTCTTGCGGGCCATGGAAGTATTCAAGAACGCTTGATTAATTCGTATGTTTTTAGCCTTGGGCATCTTAAAACAGCCGATGATATTCCAAATGCCTTACAAAGCAGGTTCGATGAATTATGTAAGGAACTGACTAAGTTTGATGCCACTGGCGATGAGGGGCGAGTTCAAGCAACAGTATCAAAACTTAACGATTTCGAGATCAATAAACTGATCGAAGATATTGTCAGTCTTAACGATGATATTTGCATGAAATTGGCTCTGACGGATGAGACTTACCAAGACATACACCAAAGTTAATTGATTAAATTCAAAAAGTTAACGTTCAACCTGCCAGTTTTTGGCTGGTTTATTGTCTTATAATATTCTTGCTCGAATGATGCACTATTTATGATGTAATCCGGACATCAGTTCATGGACAAGATTATCTCTTTCATTGTGTTGCAACCGTAAATGCATAGCAAAAAGGTGAGCACTATCCTCATTCCTCTTCAAGCCATGCTGTTCAAGATACCCGAAAAAACGGCTTCTCTTATCCGCTATTTCCTGAGTCTGACGTGCAACATTTACCAAATTTTCTAGCGTTTTTCTTGGCATACTATTTCCTCCTGAAATTGTTGTAATTCACTAGGATATTCATTTTAATTTGTATCATTTAGTACCAAAACCGCTATCAATTAACAAAGCCATCGTTGTGGTTTACCTTGCAGCCGTTTTTTGTCATTGACTCTATGTGAAAATAATGAATCATCATGAGATTGGCTCACACGTTCTTGAATTCGACGAGCTGTGTCTTTATTTATCTCCTGCCGGAAACCTCTGATACAAAGTCGATACGCCAACATCATAGATAATCGCAACTTTCTGGCGCGGAACTCCTGATGCAATTAATCGTCCGGCTTGTGCCCATTGTTCTGGTGTAAGTTTGGGACGACGTCCACCAATTCGTTCCTGTGCGCGAGCAGCTTCCAGTCCAGCTTTTGTTCGTTCAACAATCAGTTCTCGTTCCATTTCAGCCAGGGCCCCCATCACATGAAAGAAAAAGCGCCCCATTGGGGTACTGGTATCAATTGAATCCGTCAGACTACGAAAGTTGATGCCTCGTTCGCGCAACTCCTCCACCAGCACGACAAGATGCCGCATACTGCGCCCCAGCCGGTCCAGTTTCCAGACCACCAGCGTGTCACCTGCCGATAATGTCCTGAGCAGTTTTTTCAGTCCCGGCCTTTCGGACTTTGTACCGCTTATCTTGTCTTCAAAAATCAGCTCGCATCCTGCACAGTTCAGCGCATTACGTTGTAGATCTGTGTTCTGGTCATTTGTTGATACGCGTACATAGCCAATAAGCATGGTAGATCCCCCTGACAAAAGCAGGAATGATGCCATTTGCTCGTTATTTCTGCATTTCCATAAACGTTGGTTTGGGAGAAGGCTCTGCATTACCTGTTGGTGTGCCTGTTCCATGGCCTTCAGCCACACCGCCAACAGGCTGGCTGAAATGCAACGGTGCGGCATTTTCTGCTGAAGAATACCCGGAACTGGCAAAGGCTTATCCAACAAATAAATTACCTGATTTACGCGGTGAGTTTATTCGTGGCTGGGATGACGGGCGCGGTATTGATGCAGGACGTGTTTTATTGAGTATTCAGGCCGGAATGCTGGAAAAGCACCGTCATCCTGTTGTCGCCAACGATGGGTATGACTCAAAAGAGGAATGGGAACTGGCGACAATCTTCAGAAGAGCATATACGCAAGGCAGGGGGCTTGATGCTGCCGCTGCCGGAGGGAGTCTGATCCCATCACCGACACTTCATTCACGAGGGAGTATCGGTAATACTGGCGGGAGTGAAACCCGTCCACGAAATATTGCATTTAACTATATCGTGAGGGCTGCATAATGGATAACGCCGTATTAAATAGCGAGCTTATTACCACGAAGGCGGGGAATATTACCGTCTATAACTATGATGGTGAGACGCGGGAATATATTTCTGCATCAACTGAATATCTTGCAGTGGGTGTCGGTATTCCAGCATATTCCTGTTTAGACGCTCCTGGTACATCTAAGGCTGGTTATACAATTTGCCGTTCTGTGGATTTAAAATCATGGGAATATGTGTCAGACCATCGCGGTGAAATCGTCTATAACACCGAAACGGGAGATGCCAAAGAAATCACAGCACTAGGCGACTATCCCGAAAATACAACCACTATCGCCCCGTTAACGCCATACGATAAATGGGATGGTGAAAAATGGGTGACAGATACTGAGGCACAACACGGTGCCGCAGTAGAAGCGGCAGAAGCACAGCGCCAGTCACTGATTGATGCAGCAATGGCTTCCATCAGTCTGATTCAACTGAAATTGCAGGCCGGACGTAAACTGACGCAGGCAGAAACAACCAGACTTAACGCTGTGCTGGATTACATTGACGCGGTGACGGCAACAGATACCAGCACCGCGCCGGATGTCATCTGGCCTGAACTGCCGGAGGCGCAGGCCATTCAATATCTGGCGCACTGGAGGAATCAACCAGTTCCAGTGCGTCCAGATAATCCAGCCACAAATTATATTGCGCCAGTTCATCATCTTTCAGACGACCAATAGCGGCTTTACCGGGCCATTGCTTACTGTTCATGTATTCGTTGGCTTGGTTAATTAGTAGCTGTCTTTCTGATTCAGTAATTTCAATAAGTTCTTCATGCGTGGGTGGAGGAATCTCTGCCCACGCAGGCAGCCCATCATCTCCGGCAATACGGATTTTTCCTTGTGGCGGTTCAGCCATAAACTCACTGATAATATTTTGATTTACTTCCTTAGCGTCTGATAAATCCCATCCCTCTGATTTATATTTATCAATCATATCCACAGGGAAAAAAGCATTATGCCTTGCGCTATAAACATATTCGTTCATATAAATCACCCTGAATAAAATTACTCACCAACAGCCCACCAACTGTAATTCATCGATACCGTGTCGCTGGTTGATGACGTTCTGTAAGCAGAATTAAAGCCGGTTAACGTTGGGCCTTCTGCAGTCATCACGGACCCTCGCCCAGCGCCTAAAGGCGCACCGCCATCACCAGAATGAGTAAGCATGGCGCAGTCCGCTTTTTTGGGGAAAGGGATGCTAAATGTAATTCTCATTGTTTGCGTCGATAATGTCGGCGTAACCGCACCACGACCATATTGCAGGATTTTCCCGTTGGGTAATTTCATCCATCCATCACCACTGGCAAAAGAGGCCATGTCCGGTATCTGATTTTCCCCTGTCCCTACATCCCGTTTTGCCGCTTCTCCCAAACCAAGGTTTTCGAGAGCCGTTTTCACCGTGCCATCCGATTTGATATCGCCAAACGGATTCTTGCGGCTTAACAGCAGCGCGCGAAGCGCGGTAAGTAGCTGGTCGTGCCGCCCCTTCTCCAGGCTGGCACCGGACGCCTCCACAACGCTGCAAAGCTCCTCCTGCAACATGTCAAAGTAGTCATCATCCAGATCGGTGGCAGGCGTGCCGGTCTGGGGGTTACCACGGGTAAAACCGTTCTTACCCGCGCCGAACTTATCCTTCTGCGCGGTTTTCGTGTCTATACGATGCATGGATTACTCCGGATATTTAAAAATTACGTAGGTATGCGACGGGCAGAGTTTGTTAAGCACACATTCGACAACTGTGTCGCCCCAGATACGCAGTGCGGAATCACAGGGATCGCCACATGTCATCCAGGTGGTGTTGGTGGCGGCTGGCATGTTGACCTGCCAGTAATACCGCCATTCAGGCGCGTTCACAGCGTCAGTACAGGCCGATGAGCAGGTGAACGTGCTTTTGTCGTATCGCGCGATGGTGGCATCTGGTCTGCCCAGGGCAGCAAGCTGTGCAAGATAAAAATCCTCGTTGATGCCGCCCGCCAGGTTAACCTTCGCATCCAGCCGTTGCTGACGCTGGCGAAGGGTCTGTGTCCCTGCGGGAATACATTCATCCGGCAGGCCGCACAGACGCTCCCAGCGATTTATCAGTTCGGTGGTGGTGCGCGGATCCAGCTCCCGCATCAGGGCATCCGCACGCTGATGAACGCGGGTTAATGACGGTGCCGCACCGGCAATCGCCGGATCGCTGGCTGACCACGCCGGACCGGGGGGCAACAGTGCCGACAACAGACGGATGTAATCATCGTTTGTCACGTCCATGAAATCGTCCCCAGTACCGCCAGTTCATTTTTTGCAATGGAGATATTGTCTGCCGGTGCAAGCAACTGATGGCTGTATTCCCCGTTCGCACCGGAAATCGCCTCACTGATACGCGACACCTTCAGTTCTCCCTGCGGATAACCATCACGCAGCAGGAACGAACGCAACTCGGCGGTGATGGCAGCCCGTATTTCCGGTGTGTCCGGCGTCACGCGGATATGAAAATCCACTTTATGCGCCACCGGCCTGAATACATACAAATCAGAGCCTGCCACCGGGGCCAGTGGCTCAATGTGTTGTCTTGCCGCCGTTTCCGTTGATTCTTCCGGAATGGGATTAATCAGGTCACTGCTGGCAATCATCACACCGACAGTTCCCGTTCCCATCCAGTGACGGTATGTCCATGCGCGGGTAATGCCGGGCACTTCTTTAGCCCAGACAACATAGTCCCCGTCAGCCCCGCCCTGAGGCGTCCAGTAATACCGCTCAATGACGCGGGCGCGCCACGTTTCCAGATCTTCAGTATCGAATCCGCCAGTCAGGGTATCTGCAACACCGGAAGACGGCAGACCATTCACCGGCGTGACCAGGATTAATGCCGTACCGTCGTCAGCGTTACCGACCGCGCCTGCACTTGAGCAGGCGATCGGCACGCGCAGGACACCACCGGAGCTGGTTGCATCAGCAGTTGCCGTGTACTGAACCAGGTCATCGCGCTGAATCACGCTCCCGGCGGTCACCTTCAGGCCATCGCTGACACCTTCCCAGCGCATATACCCGCTGGCAGCCGTGGCCCCCTTGCGCGGACACCGTTTCATCGCAGCATGTCGCGCCAGCCAGGACTCATCGCACAGGTCAGGCAGCATGTTCATTGCCAGATAATCGATGTAACCGTAAACCGTATGCAGCGCCGCCGCATACACCTTTGCCCGCACGTCTTCATCCATGCGCCGGAGCGTGTCGCTGACGTCCAGCCTGGCGAATAAATCGTTACGGAGCATACTGATATTTTCTGCCAGCGTCGGGCGCTGAAATTCACTGTCCGCCATGCGTTATCGCACTCCACAGATCATCAAAAGAAATCATTACTGGTCCATCGCGACGCCAGAGGGTGATACTGTTACCCAGCTCATTAATCCCGGTGCGGCGGATATCCAGATCAATACGGGACACCACGCCGTCATCAATCATCCATTGCAGGCATTCGCGGATATACCCCCTTACCGTCTGCACCAGCTGATTGGTCAGTTTGCTGCGCTGAAGCAGCCACAGCCGGGAGCCGTAACGATCATTCTGTACCGCAGGCCAGGTATCCCCCCACCATCCCATCGGGACGTCGGCATTGTCATCAGGCTCCGCCCGCCGCCAGGTGAACAGGGAAATCACCACGGCGCGGGTCAGCGGATCCAGCGGTGCGCTGGCGCAGGTGCGTTTACCGTTCACCGTCAGCCACAGTTCCATCATGCCTCCATCGCTTTATCAGGTTTGTCGGTGTTACTGCCCTGACCGTTTTCTCTGTGACGATGCCCGTTATAGGCAAGCCGCATCGCTGACATGGTGGTGCCGCCGGAGTCGCACAGGTCTTTCACCTGTCCGGTCACTTCCAGGTCCATTTCAAAACGTGCTTCAGGTGCATTGCGAAACGTGATCGTTTTACCTGCACCGTCCACCACGATCCCCTCCCGGGTCAGCGTCACAGACTGCCCCTGATCGTCATAGACAGCCACCTCACCCGTCTGCAGCCCTTTCAGGCGGTAGCGCCGGTCCGACACCGTAACAACCACCGCATGAGAACGGTCGCCATCCGGAAACAACACCACCGCTTCCGCACCGCTGTTTGCCCTTGCGGTAAAACCGTAGGGTTCAAGATGTTCAACCCCGGCTTTGGGTTCACCGGCAATCAGGGACACATCCACGGTCTGACATTTCGTGGCGGCACTGATGCTTTTCACCACTGCCCGCCCAATCAGGCCGAGAAGTTGTCGCTGCATGGCTTCAATCGTCCTCATCAGAACGGGTCCTCCTGTACTCTGGCTTTTTTCTTTTTCCGCGCGCCGGGGTCTTCGGGTTCAGGCAGATAAGCATCAGGCGGGCCGACACGGATTTCCGTCAGGGTGCCGTTCTGGTCCTGAGTAAACGTGACTTCCGAAACAAGCAGTTCGGTATTGTCGAAACCACAGACCGGATCAAAGACAATCACCCGCTGGTTGGGCTGCCACAGCGTACCGTTACCCTGTCGCCAGCCCTGCACCACATAGGTGGTTTCATCCGTCCGCGCCGCCCGTTGCCGGGCTTCAAAGTCAGCACGCGCAATACAGCCAGCCCCCGTGGCCTGCCCTGTCTGCCTGATATACATCGGACGGTAACGGGCAATAAATGCGTCCTCTGTGCGGGCCCGCAGCGCGGTGGTGGTGGCCTCACCGAAATCATCGTCGTTTCCGGCACGCTGCCCCGCCACCTGGTAAACTGAAAACCGCTCCCGGATACTCTTCTCCGTATCGCAGGAAAGGATGTTTTCCCCAAGTACCAGCGCGGTATGTGCCCGCGTTGAGCCAATACCGCCAATCACCAGCCTGCCGTGCGGATCGTCGTAAGCCAGTGCCTGCTGCTGACCGAGTATTTTGTTGATCACCTCGATCACCGTTTCACCGTGATCAGGCTGGACATCAGGAATAACACCCGACGGCGCACCGCTGTTCACCACCTCAATGCCGAAAGGCGCAGTAAGCGCCTGCGCAATCTGTACCAGCGATCGTCCGTTAAACTGTGTCGGTTCGGCTGCACAGTCAATCAGGTCAGCGGTCAGACTGCGTCCGGCAATACCGGTGCTGACCGAACGGGCATCGTAACGAACGGGAGTCGCCTCCACCCAGCCGGTGATCACCAGCTCATCACCAATCAGCACTTCCACTTTTGAACCGTTTTTAATGCGCGGCTGAAGCGTGGTGATACCCTCATCTCCCGGCCACTGGCGGGTGATCTCCACACTGAAATCCCGCGCCAGCCGTTCAATACCGGCACCGATGCGCACCGATGTCCAGCCATTCCACTCCCGGCCATTTACCCGTAGCGTGACGTTATCGTTCATTGCACTGGCACCTTCAGAGGGATCACCGGCACAAAGCCGGGATGCGTAATGGCATTACGCCGGATAATGTCCGCGTCACGCGCCGCGTTATCAAACCAGGTCGCCGCCAGCACCAGCGCGGGTAAAACCTCATCCGGTGTGCGCTGAATGATCCGTGCAGACTGTTCAAGGCGCGTGTTGATATCCGCATTCAGATCTGCTTTCACCCGGCGCAGCGCCAGAAACAGCGCATCACTGGTTGTACGGGACAACTCCTTATCAATTGCCGTATTCAGTGTGTCGCGAATGTCAGTCAGTTCTTCCCACGTCGGCAGATCAACCGTGTTTTTCACCGCCGGTGCATTGTTCAGTGCCGGATGCGTGACGGAAGGCCAGCCGGTGCTCTGCGCAGCTGTTGTTGCCTGCCCCACTGCGGCATTCTGCATCACCGCGGAAGTTGTTGGCGCAGGCAATCGGGTGACGGCATACGCCGCTTCGCTGATTGCGGTCGTACGAAGGGTGCTGGCAACCACGTTACGCTGCTGCGTCGCCGTGGCGGTGGTTTTACTGTCCGTTTTCCAGACGCCGCGCGGTTGCAGATCGCTGCCGAGGCTGACACCGGAAAGCGTTTTGATCATGGTGACCAGGTCGCTGGCGTTACCATAAAGGCGTTTCCCGGTACGCCACATTTTCTGCACCTGCTCAACGAAATTTTTGCCTGACGATGGTGGCGGCAGAAGTACCGAGATATCCCCCTGCAACAGCCTGGCAGCATCCGATACGGCAGAATCCACCACTTTCATCGCATCAGAAACATACCCAAGCATTGTGCTGGCATTACCGATAACGTCGTTCTGCACAAAATCCGCCACGCCATCGATACTGAAACCGCTGAAGCTGTCACTGATGCAGTTATCCAGTGCAGAACAGGATGACATCAGCGTCTGCGCCGTCGCCGCACCTGATGTGGGGTAAGAGAGTTCTCCTGCTTCGACAAACTTCAGGTCAAAGCGGACAATACGCCCTTCACTTTTCGATGTGCTGACCCGAACTTCCCCGTCAACACAGACTTTCAGCTCACCGTATGTCGGATGGACAAGCGTGCCGGGACCGGGTTTATTCAGCGCGTCAATCAGGCGATCGCGCTGGTCAAAGCAGTCATCTCCCACCACATAAGCCGTGATGGACGGGCGAAAAGTGATTTTCCCCAGGTCTTCGGTATAGGGTTTGTCGCGGTTCGGGTATTCATGTGTTTCCACACGGCGACCGGTTCCCGCACTTTCTTCTTCAACCTTAAACGGCACACCTCGAAATGACGCATCCTGAAGCCTGTCTTTCCACGTCATATACACTCCGAAAATAAAAAAGCCACCTATTAGAAGGTGGCCTTGTAATGAATTTTATTAATTAGCGAGTCAGAAACAACGAATCTTTATACTTTTGCTGTTGTTCATTTAAATACTTAGCTGTTTCATCGCTGGCAAATGGAAATATTACCGTATTTTTAGGCATGGTAATTTCTTTTTTGTCCAGCGTCAGAGTAAACATAGGAACATACTGAGCAGAGTAACGCACCGCAGAAACGAGCTCTAGTTTAGACTCTTCAATAACACTTAAATTATCCAGGCTAACTTTCTCTTCATCTTTTTTCTTTGACGCATTTAAAGTTTTTATTACTTTATTTAATTTCTCCTGAAAATCCTCCTTAAAGTTTTCAGGATTGCCGTCGACAACAAGAATCTGTTCACCCTGATTATCTGGAAAAATAATCTTTGCACTTATCAATTTATTTTCTTTATAAACATCACCAAGTTTTATGGCTCCTCCAGATAACTGAATAATATGTTCATCTTTAAAGGAGATGTTGCCAGAGATTATGAGAGATGAAAAAATAGCCGCTGCTCCAAGAATTACACTTGCTGTGATATAGCCTTTCATTTTTCGCCTATTAACATTTTTCTAAATGTGCATTAATTCTATCACTCTATTTATGACTTACAACCAGCAATACCTGTGAGGGGAATCCTGGCTACCAAAATCGGGTATAGCCAACATCGTGATTTATATCAATGCCACTGGAGCGTGTTTCCGTAACCCGCATACCTGATGGCATATTTATAAATGATACCTTGATCTCACCATCAACTTTTGGCGCGGTAGCTTTATTAATCATGAAAGGATTCGGGCCTGTGGCACCGGAGGCGTTGTTTGCCTGAGCCGGATCCACCTCCGGATAAGGAGTGTATCCCCGTGGCGGTATTCCCGTCCCATAAGCATCATAAGCACCCGCGCCCCACTGCGCCGAGTTAATGGCATCGACCGTGTCACCGGAACTGTCGGTAAACCATTCAATAATCGGCTTCAGCTTATCCCACATATCCTGAAACCACTTAACAACCGGTCCCCAGTTATTGATCACCATCCCCAGCGGCGACCAGGCAAAAACCTTCTTCAGAAGTTCCCAGCCAGCCTCAAAATAAGGACTAATGGTTTCCCAGAGTTTCTTAAAATAAGGTCCGACAACATCCCAGTTAGTGATAATTAATCCCGCAGCCAAGGCAATCGCCGTCGCAATCATGCCAATCGGCGTCATCGACATGATCCTGCTGACGATACTGATGGCACTGCCCACGCCCATCAATCCCAGTTTCAGAATCGCAAGACCGGCAGCAAGCCCGACGACGCCGCGAATAACCCGGGGATTTTCATCCGCAAACTTCGTGAATTTTTCCCCTAACTCCCCCAGCCATTGCGTGATATTTTTGGCGTCACCAGAAAATGCGCCGCCAATAGCCGCAAGGCCGTTAGTTGCGGTCCCCGTCATTGCCTCCCACAGGTTGGACAGCGTACCAAGCTGTGCCTGAACACGTTTATTCAGGCTGGCCTGTTTATTCATCTTCTGCTGGATCTGATCGTAGCCATCCTTTCCTTTATCGATCAGCGCATTGACCACCTGAAGGGTTTCGGCATCATCACCAAATATTGCCTTAAGTACACCAGTTCGTTTAACGTCGGTCAGTTTTCGCAGCTTTGCCAGTTGCCTGAACATGTTATCAAGACCGCCAAAACTCCCTTTGCCGTCAGTAAAATCGAGCTGTACCCCGAGTTTCTGGCGGGCCATGATTTTATTGACGTCCCTGATTTTCTTAACGCTTAATCCGGACTGGATAACTTTTCGCAGGGCGTTACCTGCCGACTCCCCGTTCATCCCCATCTGATCCATCATGACGCTGATGGGGCAAGGCTCTGTGCAGCCTGAAGACCGTCCTTGTTCACCATCTTCAGAACAGAGCTGGTTTTAGTGAAGAATGACAGCATGTTGGTGTCGTCAACGCCCAGATAAAACGCCTTCTGAATTGTGTCGAACAGCCCCATCATGTCTTCTGAGGCCGTTCCGGTAGCATCCTGCATCTTTGCGGCAAACTCGGCAGCCGCTTCCGGTGTTTTTTTCAGTTGTACCGCAAGATAAGCTGTCGCTTTACCCACACCACCCAGAATGTTTTCTGCCGGGATCCCCTGACGCACCAGCATCTGCATCATGTTCTGGAAATCAGCCGTTGTACCGGGTAGCTGGTTACCCAGGCCAATAGCCAGTTTATTGATGTCCTGAAAGCTCTTTCCAACCTCGCCGTTCGCATCCATCATGGCGACTTTCAGCCCGGTAGCGGCGTTTTCCTGATCGGCATAAGATTTCAGGGAAAGCGTCAGCCCCGCTGCCAGTCCGCCACCAAGCGCCAGCCCAGCCTGTGACGCTTCTTCCGCCTGGCGTTTAAATCCCCGGATTTTCTTTTGCATTTTCGACAGCGCGGGAGAAAGCCTGTCGACACCGGTGATCAACGCCTTAAGCTCAAATTCAGCCATGTGTGCGTTTCTCCTGCTCTATCCTGTTTGCCTGACTGACCAGCAAGGGAATTTCACTGATCGGCATATTCAGCAATTCGAAGGGATTAATGCGCCAGTAGCTGGCGCAGTCAAAGAAGCGATCAGTGAGGTATTCAGCCGTCAGGCCTGGAGGAAAAAACCAGCCACAAGCCACGCCGCTGCATTCAGGTCTGCCGGAGACATCTGGTCGACAGAGCTTTGCGGCACTTTCGCCAGCCGCACAATGTATTTCGACACCACATGCGCCAGAAGTCTGACGGACTCATCCTGATTCATCTGGTAGGGATACCCCAGCTCGCGGACATCCTTCCCGGTGGGTTCATCAAACTCCAGTACGGAGAGTGTCTCACCATGAGCGATAATCGGTTTCTTTAACTCAAGCTCTTTCATTACTGGTAATCCCCTTCTTCACCGTGGAACTCAAGATCAACCGTGCCTTCTTCGGCATTATGGTTCGCTTCGCCGTGCAGCCAGGCGGACGACAATACATAGACCTGACCGTTCGCCAGCTCGGCAGTGATGGTCATCTCATCAGACGAGGTGATTTTGCTCACCGGAAAATTCTTCGGCACCTTGAAGGTCCCTTTGACATAAGGCGCACGGTGAGTTTCCTTGCGGTCCACTGAACCGTCCAGGCCGATGATGTCATCATTGACCGTCCTGTTCATGGGCACCTCAATGCCGCCGGTCAGCGATAGCTGCTGACCGTCAATTTTGAAATAACAGGTTCCCCCGATACGGGCCATTATGCAGACTCCTCTGAATACTGAAGACGGAACTGGTTAACCACGGCAAAAACACGCAACTGGTTAACATAGTCAGGCGGGAACAGCGTGTTCAGGCGGTTCGGATCGCTGGCATCACGCTCAACAACCAGGTACTGCTTAAACAGTTCGTAGTTTTCCACGATCCCCGCACGCTCAAGCTGACGGTAGGTTGCCAGCAGTTCCCCTTTGATTACCGCCGGGGTGACAATCGCCTGACCGGGACCAAAGCGGGTACCGTCGCTGGCAAGCTTGTGACGCCCGTACTTACTGGTAATGACGGATTTCAGTTTGCGCAGTACATACGCACTGGTATGCAGCGTCTCGCTGTCGAGGTAGCTGTTATCCGCAACCCCGTAAGCATTTTTCCTGTACGTGGTGACATCACGCTGAATGCGCAGCCCCCCGCTTTCGACATACGCCGTTGCCACGCCATGAGACAGCAGGGTCTGCTGCTCGGTCATCGTGAACCGTTTCCCCTTCGGCGCAGGCAGCATACCCACCAGCTCACCGGTCTGCGTGGGACGTGCCGGATCGTTGCGGATAAACACCGCTGCGCGGGCGGTACGGCTTGCCGCCAGCTCGTCGGCAGGCGTCTGGGTCTCTTTTTCGTACCCCGCCAGGGTGATGTGCTGCTGGTTAAACTGGTCACCTGCGTTCACCAGTTCTGACAGTGTGCCGGTCTTTGCCGTATACACATGACCATACAGCTGACGCGCATAGCTCCAGCGACCGCTGGTATCGTTCATCTCGGTCACCAGCGTGTTAACGGAGGCCGTGTCGTTGAACGGCAGACCGATATAATCAAACGGCTCATCCGCCATTGCAGCCACCGCGCCGGTGAGAACCGGAGCGCCCGTTCCGGCGGTCCCCGTCGCCACGGCAATCTGTACGCCCGCTGGCAGCACTTCACCCCCACCGAAGCCGTAGTAATTGAGGCTGACAGGAATTTCATTCCCGCAAAGCCCCTTATGACGCGCGGTCAGCGTGACAACACCAGCCGAAGATGAAGCTGTAAACGGCAGAGTCGGAACGGCATTGATGGCATCCTGGATACTGCTGGCAATCGTCGTGACGTTATCGCCGTTGGTCACCGGAGCCTGCACGCGGGTACGTCCCACATAGACATTCACCGTGCCGCTTTCGGTTGCTTCCCCGGTCACCGTCAGCGTAACCGTTGCCGCCGCGCCTGTGGATTCAGGAACGGCAATCACATACAGCTCGCCAAACGGGTCAGTCTGGCGATAAGCCTCGACCATACGCGCCAGCTGACTTCCCGCACCACAAATCTGGCGTGCATAGTCTGCCGACGGCATCAGTACCAGACTGTTGGCAACAATCTCTGCACCGTTATTGGCATGACCAATCAGCAGCGATGCTCCGCTGTCCTGTGCAGTATTCGCCGCCTGGTTATCCATTTCCGCATAAAACAACGGAACCAGCGTATTCGACGGAATGGTGTTAAAGCTTATCGTCATCGGTGTTCACCTTTTTATTCACGCGCCGGATATCACCCGCTGCTTCACGGCGCAGCCAGTAGTTGTTCTCGTCAACATTTCGCCCTTCGGCGGGCAAAAGGTCGCCGCGGGCAGGGTCAGGCACTGACCGCCCTTTAACAGGTTTGACAAACATGAGGATCCTCAGGAAGGAAGGGTTATTTCGGTGTGATGTTCGATATCGCCGTCAGGCCCGTTACCGGGATCGAGATAATCAACATCAATCGCCAGCGTTCGCAGTTCATCCAGACTGTTCAGCTCATCCTGCTGGCGGGTATCGTCTTCGGTCAGCTCGCTGATGACCGAAAAATCGAACTGATAAATCAGCTCATGACGATTCAGATCCAGCAGCGTGCCGCCGTCATAGGTAATCGGGTTACCGCACGCTTCCGGGTTCCAGCCCAGCAGGGCCTTAAAGAGCATCTGCCGGACATCGTCCACCACATCATACGAAGCAAACTGACCGCGCTCATCACGCCCGTTACTCAGTATGACAACCACGGAGAAGCCCTCTTTCAGCTCCTGCCAGTAGTCGGTCTGGCTTTTGTTTTCTCCCGGAGAATCATCCCCCGGTACCACATATGCCGCCGGGAGTTTCAGCTTTCCGACCTCCGGCAGATTTTTGAACTGGGCCGCGCCTGCAACCCGGTTTTCAAAATACTGACAGCGGGCACGCAGTGCAGCAATAACAGGCGTCAGTTTCATCTGTGTCGTCGCTCCGGCTTCAGTGATTTACGCAATTCCCGCGCCAGAAAATAGCGTGTCCAGCTGCGGTTCTTTTCAAGCGTTTCCACCATGAAGTTATTACGTGGAGCCAGTCGCCAGCCGCTGCCACCGGATGCACCACGATGATGACTACGACGACGTCTTGCTCCTCCCCGGACACCAAAAAACAGAAACGCCGGATAGAAGTCACCAGAGATCATCCGGTTCCCCTTCCCGTTGTGCTGGTTAGGGGCAATGCGTGTCATAAAACCGGCTCGCTTTTTACTGGCTCTGGGTACCATGTAACCAATCGAACGAGCCAGGCGTCCGGTCTGATAACCGGGGTTTTCACCCGGTGCCGACCGCGCACGGCGCATCACCAGCCGACGGGCATCACGCATATGACGCTGACCAATCGTGACAAACGCCCGCCGGACACGGGCGCGGTTAAAGCGCATCTCCGCGGGCTGCTGAAAATCAACGTGCAAAAAGGAAGTCGTCATTGTTGCCTCCGTGACTCTGCCTACATTCGCCCAGCTCCGTACACTCCAGCAGCAGAAAGCGCCGCGCCCCGTTCAGATCGCGCTGACGTTTCACCCGGTACACACTGTCATCACAGACCACCTCATAATCAGCAGTGATCCCCCGGCGGTAGCGAATGGTGATGTAATGGGTGATGGCGTCTCCGGTCTGCGCGGTTTCCTGCCAGGTGGTGGCACTGGTCTGGATAACCCTCGCCCATGTCCGGAACATAACCGGGTATTGAGGCTCCACGCCAAAGTTATCCGCGGGCATATCCACCCGCTGGCGGATCAGGACGCGTTTATTCAGTTCGCCGGGGTCCGGCAGAATGTAGGTTGCGCTGGTCTGCGCCTGACGAATTTTCATTGCGGAAAGTACCTGTACGGGCCAACAAGCCAGCCAAAACTCTGCGGCATGTCGAGTTTCTCCACTTCCGTAACCGACGAGCGGTTTTCGTAAAAATGGCTGATAAGCATCAGCATCCCCAGGCGAATATCATCCGGCAGGTGCAGTCCGTCCGGATCGCTGTCCGGAATGGTTTCATCCGGTGCATAGAGCTTCCGGTTCAGATACGTTTCCGTCCGCTTTTGCGCCGCACAGGCCAGCAGTTGCAGATGGCGGTCATCAGCATCGAAATCCTCATCCAGCCGGAGTTGGGCTTTAATCTCTTCCATTGTCAGAAGCATACTCAGCCCTCTTTACTGGCCGTGGCTTTTTTCTCTTTTGCCGCTTTACTGCTTTTTGCACTGGTTCCGCGCTCTGCTAAACCGGCCTGAAGTGCAATCTCCTGCACCCGGGCAGGAAGCGCCCCGTCGTCATACTCACCGGCCCGAATGACCTCAACACGCATACCGTCCGGTGACCATTTCAGATCTTGTTTCAGGATCATGATTCTTCACCCGTCAGAACAGGGGGCGCGGTTCCGCGCCCCTGAGTGATTACGCCGCTGCAATCTTCAGCAGTTTGATGGCCTGCGAATCGACCAGCATCCCGCCGGTGCGCTTGGTGGTATAAAAACCGACAAACGGTTTATTGGTGTACGGGTCACGCAGAATGCGGGTGCCGATACGGTCAACGATGGTGTAACCCCGTTTGAAGTTACCAAATGCAATGGCTTTCGCATCAGCGGCGATATCCGGCATCTGTTCGTTTTCAGCGATACCGTAACCCGCCAGAGAGGACGGCTGCCCCAGTTCCAGCCCCGGACGCCACAGATAGTTACCCTCGGTGTCTTTCAGCAGACGGATGGCAAACAGGCTGTTGTTGTTCATCATGAACTTCGCGCCAGTGCGGTGTGCCTTACGCAGCGTGTAAATCAGTTTGATAATGGCGTCTGCGGTCACCGCGGTCGCTTCGCCGGATACAATATGCTGAAGTTTGCCGAACGCCCGGACCTTGTCGGTTTCATCAGTGGATTCATACGCCAGGAACCCTTTCGGCTTCTTGGTGCCATCGCCTGAGGTAAAGGCAATTTCTTCCTGTTCGGCAAATTCGGTTGCCAGCTCGCTGTTGATCCAGGCCTCCACGTTGAAGAAGGCATCGTCCAGCATTTTCTGGGTAGCCTGCGGGTTGCCGTAAATTTCCCCCATGAGAGGTTCAATCAGCTCCAGTCTGGAGGTGGCAGTCTGGGATCGCGTATCCGTTTCCCCCACCCATCCGGAAGCCGTACCGCCCAGATTCACCAGTTTTTTGTAGTCGGAACCGCCAACGGTGATCACCGTGGCTTCCTGACGCATCACCACTTCATCTTTCAGCAGGTTAAGAATGTTGCGATCCAGTTCTTCCGGCACGGCGTAGCCACCGTCTTCATCGGTACCCACCTGCAATGCCTTACGCTCCAGATCGCGCAGACCGTCTTCACGGCCTTTACGCAGGAAGCCCACAAACGCCTCTTTATGCTCGGTGGCCAGTTTATTTTGCGCTCCACCAGCCGGACGTTTCAGCTCAAGCAGCTCTTTTTCAAGGTCGCTTTTGAGATTTTCCAGCTCGCTGAGTTTCCCGTTCAGGGTTTCCACCTGCCCGGCAAGCTTGCCTTTTTCCTGCTCAATCGCATCCACGCGCTTGTCGTTCTTTGCTTTGAAGTCGTCAAACTTCTGCTGCAGCTCCTGCGCGACCTGTTCGACATCTTTAATATCAACCGCCATCGTATTTCTCCTGATTAGAAGTTCAGATTTTTCAGTGCATTCAGTGCAGAGCCCACATCCTCAGCGTCGCGCAGGGACAGTGCGCCATAGCCCCCGGCCATGAATGCTTTGGCCTGGGTACGGGAGAGTCCGACATCACGCAGGACTCTTTCGATTTTTTTCTGTTCGGGGATTTCCCCGCGGGCCAGTGCGTTCTTGACGTCGCTGATCCGCGCCTCGTCGTTAGACGGGAACGTCACCAGGCTGACTTCCCAGAGGTCGATTTCTTTCAGCAGAAAGGCTTCTTTGCTCCGGTCGTATTCCCAGTCTTTCAGGACGTACCCAATAGAAAGGCCGGTTAACGAACCGGCCTTCATGTGTGCATGTGCGCGTTTTGCGAGGGGATCATCATCAATAAGCAACCGTCCCCTGACGTAAAGCCCGACATCGTCTTCCTTCATTTCGGTGTAAACACCGATGGGTTCATCCATGCGGTGCTGCCAGAGCAGCGCAGGTAACGCTTTTCTGTCACTCCACGCCCGCAGGGAAGCAGCAAATGCCCCGGACATCACCACATCATCGTGGCTGTCCTTTACACCAAAGACGGAGCCATACCCTTCAAACTCACCGGAGTCACTGACAGATTTCAGACTCAGCGGTACATCAAGACGTTGTTTCGTCTGCATTGGCGTTATCCTTCTGCTTACCGGCTTTACTGCCATCGGAGGGTTTCGTGGTCATGTTCATCGGTGTGAGATAGACATCACCACCGGGACGCGGATTCATATCTTCCAGGTCGCGGCAGTCATTGGGAGAGTAAATTCCCCAGTTGATCCCGGTGGCGTAGGCTTCAAAACGGGACTTCATATCCCCGCGCAGTAACGCCCCGGCGTTAAATTTGGCGTAATAAACGCCCTGCTTACTTTTTCGTACCAGTCCGGTGTTGATCCGCTGTTCGATGCGGGTCAGATACGGCACCAGTGAATAGTTGATAAATCCCAGCCCCAGCTCTTCGATATTGTTGAAGGTGGCGCGATCGGTGTTCTGCACCATGTGCAACGGCACCCGGAACAGACGACAGATTTCTTCAAGCTGAAACTTGCGGGTTTCCAGGAACTGGCTGTCCTCGGCGTTCAGCGCCATCGACTTCCAGTCCAGCCCCATCTCAAGGATCATCGGGCGGTGAGCATTGCCAAGCCCGGTGTGACGCTCCTCAAAATCTTTCTTCAGGCGCTCATAAGCCTGATCTGACAGCGTCTGCTCTGTACGCAACACACCCGACGTCACCGCGCCATTGCTGAACAGTCTGGCCCCGTGCTCTTCGGTCGCAGCTGCCAGCGATATTGCCTCGCGGGCATAGGCGATGGGATTCAGCCCCACCAGTCCGTCCAGCGTCAGCGTGCGCACATGCCAGATATCCTCCTGGCTCAGTACATCCGTGGAGCCATCCGGGAATGTGACCTGATAGATCGGCTCCCAGCTACTGTTAAGCTTCGGTACCACACAGCCGGGATCGACGGGCAGCAGTTCAGCCACTTCGCCAAATGCTTTCACTTTGTAGGCGTAAAAGTTTCCCCGCAGGCACAGACAGGTGACCACCAGCTCCCAGAACTCCTGCGGCGTCATATAGCCATTGGGATGCGTGGAGATCAGTTTATGCAGACGTTCGCCGGTGGCTCTCTGCTTCAGGCTGCCGTTCAGGTGATACAGATTGCAGGGCAACATCCCGACCGACTCTGCCAGCACTCTGACGCAGGAAAAAACCGCCGTCAGTCGCATGGCCCGCTGACTGCTGATCTGCTTTCCGGTATAGGTGTCGTAGGACAACCCGATGGCATCCGCCAGCTCTGCTGGCGTGGTCACCGGTGCGTCACTTTTTCGTTGAAATAATCCCGAAAAGAACACTATTTACCTCCACCAACAGACAGCTGTGTACGGTCGAGATATCGCGCTACCAGCCACGACCAGAACAGGCACAACGCCCCGGCAACAACAAACCCCGCCGGGGGATAAATCAGCCAGGCACCATACGCCAGCAAAAGCGCCCCCAGCACGCCCACCAGAGGCGCGAGAATCAGCATGATCATAATTACCTCAGTTAAAGCGAGCGGATCCCATAGGACTCAATGTGGTCAGACAGCGTGTCTTCTTTCTCGTACAGCATGGCTCTGCCAACCGCCATAATCAGCGCAACTGCACCGTCAATTTTGTTTTCCGCCTGCTCTTTGACGGGTTTCACCACATCATCGTTACCCGGAATGGTTTTGCCGACCACATTGCCGATACACCAGGTCATGATGGGATTGCCATCATGATGAAAGCGCCCCGATTCAATTGCCGCTTCCAGCTCTTTCATCGGGTCGGACATGTTGGTGTAGTTCTGAATGATAGTGACGGGATTCAGGTCTTCATCAGCAAGGTCATGTGACAACCCGGTCGCCCCGAAGGGGTCGATGGGTGACTCACTGACCGGGCTGATTTTGTTCGCCGCTTTGGCCTCCTCGAGGATGTAGCGATAATCCACCTCCGCACCATCGGTAACGGTCAGAACGCCCATTTCCACCCATTTCTGAAAGCGTTCGGCTGTCCGGCGATCTTCATTTTTCTCGACGCTGTACACCGTGTCATACGGTACCCAGAAGCGCGGAGCCACACTGTAGTAATGCGTTTTACCGTCAATCTCGCGGGTATAAAGTCGCGCCATGCTGTTCATATCCAGCTTACGCGCCAGGTCAAAGGCCAGAATGCACGGTTGCCCCTCAAACTGCTCAAGGGTCAGTGATTTATCCTCGCAGCTCTGCCAGCTCACCAGGTTGAAATACGCCGAACGCGCCGACACCCAGATATTGAGGTGTTTTGTTTTAAAGACGTTTGCCAGACGGGCGTTATTTTTCGCACGCTGCTGCTGACTTAACAAAAATTCGCGATAAACCGACACGCCAATATTCGGGTTAGCTTTTTCCAGCACCTGCGGGTCGGTCCAGTCATCGCCTTCGTCAACGGTATAGATGATCCCGAACAGTTCATCGTTGGGTACCGAACCGTTGAGCATCTCGATAACTTCCCGCCGCTTGTCGTAGCACGGCCCCTCAATGTTGTACCCGGCGGTGGTGATGGCCCACATCAGTGGCTGACGTCGCGCGCCCATCCCGGTAAGCATCGTGGTATAAAGCGCATCGGTGGCGTGCTCGTGATATTCATCCACCACGGCACAGTGGGGTGATGAACCATCACCGGGGTTACCGATCAGCGGTTCAAACCGCGCGCCATCCTCCGGACGGTTCATGTTTGAGGCGTTAACCTCAATCCCGAACGCTTCCGTCAGCATGGGTGTGCGTTTACACATCAGTCGCGCCGGGCGAAAGACTTCCCACGCCTGTTTCTCTGTCGTGGCACCGGAATACACTTCCGCGCCAAACTCGTTATCACAGGCAAAACAATACAGGGCAACACCGGCAGAGATTGCCGATTTGCCGTTCTTACGGGGGATTTCGGTATACACCTCCCTGAAGCGGCGCAGCCGGGAGCCTTTATTGACCCAGCCAAACGCACAGCAGATCACAAAGAGCTGCCACGGCTCCAGCGTGATGGGCATCCTCTTGAATGCCCACTCACCCTTGGTGTGCGGCAACAGCTGAATAAATTTGGCGGCCCGTTCAGCCAGGTCCTTGTCGAAGCGGTAACGAAACGACTTACTTTTTTCCGCCATCAGGTCATCAAGATGGCGCTGGCAGGCCTGAATCACAAACTGGCAGGCCACAATCTTTCCGCGAACGACATCCCGGGCATACTGATTGGCAGCATTTACGTTGGGGTAAGATTTCCGGCTCATGATTCGATGATTTTCAGAAGCGGGTTAGTGGCTTTCTTCTGCCCCGCCAGGCCAATCAGACGCTGGCGGCTGCTGGGGTCGAGTCCGAGCATTGCCCCCGTGCTGCTCATCTCGGACTCCTGTTCTTTCTTGGCGGTCAGCTCCGGATTTTTGACCATGCCACCCATTGCACCGGTGATGGTGTTGCCCTGTCTGGCAATATTTTTCACGGCACGTCGCCAGAACTCATAGGCCACGCACCACCGCTCAAGTACCGCCAGGTCAGTCACGCACAGCAGGCCCTGACCGCAGAGTTCTTTGGTTGTCAGTTGCCACATGATCGTGGCGAGAGGGAGATCTTCTTCAGCGAACCACTCCGGTGGCTCAACACCTTTGATGGGCGTAAAAACAGGTTCATCTTTATTCAGGGCTCGCTTGCCGGGGTTTCCGGCCAGCGCCTTGCGCGCCGTTGGCTTGGGGCGACGCCCGGAACGCCCCGCCGTTCCAGCCATATGCGGCACTCCTGGTTAAATTTCATTTTTCGCGGGTATAAAAAAACGATGGGGCGGGCAGTCCGGAAGACGTCAGGTCACAGGGATTTGACCCGCCCCTCCCCTCAGACAGTTGAGAATTATTATCAATTTAACCGTTCACGGGCCGTCTTCGCCTTATGACACGGCCAGCACAGACTCTGCAGATTACTGTCAGCATCAGTGCCGCCATGCGCTTTAGGGATGATGTGGTCAACAGTTTTCGCCTCACGCACCACACCAGCACGCAGACATAACTGACACAGGCCTTTGTCACGCTTCAGGACACGCGCGCATACTGTCCCACTTCGAACCGTAGCCGCGCTGATGACGGGACTGGCCTGGCTTGTATTGCTTCCAGCCTTCGCTTTTGTGGCTTTCGCAATAGCCTGACGAGTCAGTGGTGGTATGGGGGCAGCCGCGAACGCGGCAGGCTTTTGGGATTCGTGGTGGCATTGCATAATCCTCTTGGATGGTTCGCGTGCGATACGTGGCATCCTTCTCAGAATCGAATCGCACTCCACTCCGGTTTTGCCATAAACGATCTTTTATGCTTCGCTGGATGTAGTTGATAGTTGTTGAAACTCAATGAACAGGAGTTCACAAATGAATAGTTATGAATGGGAATGGCTTTTAAACAAAGATGACACCCTATGCTTTTTCCCCGTAGGCCATTCTGTAGAAGGTAATTACAAAATTCACTTTGAGTTGAGCGGTAGTTGTAACCTTAGAGTCTCAGATGCTGAATGGCATGGTAAACCTGTACTGCTGTTCGAATACTTCGATGAAGATGATGACCGCCCTGCAATAATCGAAATATTAGAAACAACCACTACAACTGTGGAGGCGATGATCGCACATCTGAATAGTATCGATAGTATTTACCATGAACCGATTTACAAAGCGGTTTACGAGTGGGCCGTAAAGTTTTTCTATCGATGATACTTCGTTATCTTGCTGGCATTCACAATACCTTTACATACTAATGACATGCCAGCACAATACTGTCACTTACAACCGTTCGGATTACCTAGAGAAAAGTATGATTCAGGATTTACTGATCGAAGCAATTAGTCACGATAGGATGCATAAAAAGTTAAATGAACTGAATTGCTACTTCTACAATCGCAAACATGAAACTCAAATACGTGATGAGTTAGTTGTTATTCTCAATCAAATCAGCACACTAACTGCTTTAAGTGAGCATCCAAAACTCGGTATCGGCGCTGTTGACATATCACTTTATAACCAGTCGATATTAACGTCTGAACATAATGGCAATGTTGCAACCATCGAGATCAAACACCATTATCCAAAGGATTTACTTTATCGGCAAGTTCAAGAAGACATCATTTCCGATATTTCAAGAGTAATAGTTTCACCAACTACACATTTTATCCATATAATCCAGCAAAGAACTAGGATTAATACTCCTTCTTTTGGCCAAGTGAAATTCCTTGAACGTGATGCAAGTGATATCAGCACTTATGTGCAATGCCTTGAAGAGCTAAGTTCCTTCCCCAGTATCTTTCATAAAAAAGTATATGTATTGAGGTACTTGGTGAAATTATGTCGACATATACCTTTAACGTATATTCATTTGACAACTGATTAATTTGACAATTTTATTGCTTAATGGTTAGTTCTCTCTGCATCTATTTTACGAATATCAGCTTTATCCCGATTGCAGTTAGCCAGTGCAGACAACAGACTCACATTCAGCTCCAGGCTGGCACCATAAGTCAGAGGATTTGGTATGAACGGTACAGGTGTTTCAGAAGTCAGACTAGTCGGTAATGTTGTAGCCGGAGTGCTCACGTAAACTGTCCGCGTACTTCCGCAACCGCTCAGCAGCGGCAGCAGGCACAAGGCGTGCAGCACAACCATCATCCGCAACAGCCACTTTGATATCTTTCTGGGTTCTCTGTGACTCCAGTGCGATCTGCTGTTTTGCATGCTGGTTAATCTCTATAACTGTATTGACGATTTGCAGTGATTGCAGGACGTTACGGGTAATGGCTGTTGCAGATTCAGCATTTTGTACAGCCTCATCAGCACGTTTCTTTTCGTGCTGATATTTGCTGTAGTAGTGGTTGGCAGACCAGATGAAAGAACCGATGACAGTAAAGAAGAATGCAGCGATAACCAGCTTATAGCTCAACTTCATTTACCACCCCACCAGCCTCTTTAAATCGGGCAATCAGGTCACCGATTTTATGTTCATACTGACCGTAACCAGCGCCCGGCAGTGAAGCCCAGATATTGCTGCAACGATCGATAGCCTGACGAATATCGCCGCGATCAATCATCGGTAAAGCGCCACGCTCTTTAATCTGCTGCAATGCCACAGCATCCTGGCTTTTTGGAGAGAAGTCTTTCAGCCCAAGCTGCTTGCGGTAAGCATCCCACCAGCGTGAAAGAAGTTGATAACGGCCTGCAGCTGTTGATTTGAGTTTCGGGTTTAGCGTGACAAGTTTGCGAGGGTGATCGGAGTAATCAGTGAAGAGTTCTCCACCGACAATAACGTCATAACCATGATTACGTGTCGGTTGTAGCCCATTATCCGTTCCTTCTGACCAGGCCACCATATCGAGGAAAGCTTTACGCTGAGGATTAAGATTTTGCATTTTTCACCCCTGTCAGCCGTTCCCAGAAGTACGTCAGTGCAACCGAACCCATCGCACCACTAATCCCCGCAGTTGCGAGAATCATGTAAATACTGAATCCACTTTCGATACTGATTAGGCCACCAATAACACCGGTGAATCCTGATACAACTATCTGAGCGAGGGCATTTATCCAGCTCCACGTTGCTTTACTCTGCTTCACATCAATCAGGTAACGGACAAGCCCCCCCCAACCTGCGATGATCAGCAAAACAAGCCAGAACGCTCCAGCAAGATTCTCTTTTTCGTGCATATGAATAGCCGCAGTTTCGCCTCCGACAGAAAATCGGAGCGTGAAATGATATGTTGATTTATTATTAATTCGAAAATTACATTCTAATTCATCAGGCATTGATGATTTTATAATAATAAAGGCCGTTCGTTACGGCCTTTATTATTGATATTTATTTTACATCCCAAGGTAGTTCCTCAAGAGAGAAGACTAATTCATTATCAATAATTTCGTATTCTGCATAACCTTCAACCTCTCCTGAGAAGTTATTGTCAACGCATCCTTCATAATAGCTATATGGTGCTATAAAGTGAAACCCATATTCATCTATCTCTGTGATTTCAAAATTGTAGTAATCGTAAGAATATCGAATATCATCATCAGAAATAGAACTAAGTACATAGTTATTAAATTTATCGGAATGCTTAACGATAAGCTCTGACAACGCGTCAAGATTCTCTGGAGAGATATTTCCTAACGGTAATCTGTACTCAACGGCATTAATCATACAACCTCCTTTTTAACTGATATGAGGTTATATAATGTGTTTCAGTACAAGTAAATAAAAACCCGCTCAACAGCGGGTTCGTGAAAATTATCAACGGCAGACATACAAAGCCCATCGTTGAGAAAATCTTATCCATATTTTTTGAAAAATGCAAGCTTCATGTCGCCATCTTCGGCGAAAATCACTTATCTCGTCACCTTTCTCAATTGTGTTTCAGCATATGCTTCTTCCTGCCAGCACTTTGTTACTAGTTTATCAATTACGTCTGCATATCCTTTGTACCACTGATAATCAGTCAGGTCTGGAACCAGCTTCTGGACATGACGTCGTGCCAGTGTAGTTGGTAAACGGCTAAACCGGTTTCCATTGCAACGCCCACAAATCTTATAAACAGGCGTGCCATGAAGCCGGGTCCTTTTTTCATCCAGGACAATACCTTTACCCTTACACCCTCTGCACGCTGTGCTGACTTCTCCCTTACCATGACAATGCTGACATAGTTCCTTCACCCACTCTTCCTTGATAACAGATTCCCCGCTTCTGGAGTGTTTCACCACCTCGCGCAATACATTATGAAATCCAGTACCAGCACAATGCTCACAGCGAGCCTTACTTGCCGCAGACCTGGAATAATCAGCAAAGGCAAAATTCACAAGGTAAGGAATGATCTGTAGCCGGGTTTCTTCACTCAATTTATTCAATGTCGGGTTATCCAGTGCCATCGCGTAATTGAGCAGACCTTCAATCGCAAACTGAGGATCCTGAACACCAACTTTTGCCAGGAATAAGGCAAACCCAAGCGGTGCTTTCGACTGCACCATCCCCTGCGCAGCCATCACATCCGTAATCGTTAAACCACCTGAGCCTGTCGCCGGTGCGTCATCGCTCAATTTTGGAGATTTTGGGGAGTAATATTTTGGTAAGGCTTCAAGGTTCATGCTCGTTCTCCACTTACGCCAGTACGCCAATTGCCAGCGCACGATCGATAAAACGAAATATCAGCTCCAGTTGGGAGCCATACTTCTCTTCAAATGCCACGGTATCCGCATGCAGTTCGTCGTGATGCTTTCTGCACAAAGGCAACACAAAGAGGTCATGCGCTTTTGTACCCATTCCCCCCTGACCGTGGCCTATCAGGTGGTGGGGATCATCAGCAGGCTTTCCACAACATGCACACGGCTGTGTCTTAACCCAGCGCGTGTACTTTTCATTAACCCAGCGGCGACGTTTGGGGCGTAACATAAAAGACTCCGGCGACTCCGGCTCCACTTTCAGCGCCAGCACCTTTTTCGCCTTATCCTGGATGATGCTGGTGGCAGGAACCGAAGGCACAAGGTCACTTTCCCGGGTGACAGACGGCGCAACAGGCTTCGGTAATCTCAGTGCCTTACGGGCTGCACTTTCCGGTAAAGCATCCGCCAGGTCATTACGAATCAGCCACCAGCACAGTTCCGGCATTGTCACAACGTGACTGTCATCAAAACCGAGATCCCGACGCACAACAGACAACACCCAGCGGGCACAGTTATCCGTTGCCATTGATTCCAGCCGTTCCGTGAACTGATCGCGCAGCTGGTTATCGCAGTGCCAGCACAGACGGATTGCGCCCGGAGCGTGTCGCATTGTGGTCATGTTCTCGCTGTGCCAGTCGGAATGAGGCCACTGGCAGCCTTTTTCACGAAGTAACCAGCTTTCAAGACATTCCACTCCACCAGCACGACGAATCACTGCCTCATTGCGGAACACGGCCCGAACGGCAGGATCATCCGCCAGCGGTTGTGATGCCGCCGGAACGGCACCACTGGCGAAAGATGAATAACGTTCCGGCTCAGGCTCCAGCAGGACACGCCCCTGCATAAACAAGGGCATCAGCTCTGAACCTGGTCTGAACAATACGATCCCCATACGCGGGGCAATTTCAGGGGTCAGTAGTGCTCTCACGGTCACCTCAATGAACGGTAGCGAGCAGCTTTAATAGCTCAGGGAATCGGGATTCGAAAAAGTGCGGCTGCGTATCGCGCGGATTTGCGGGACTGGTGATGTTCTTGCCGAACATGCAGCCTTTCGCTGTTAGCGACCAGAATTTTTTGATGTTGTTAATCGCGGTACGGCTGTATCGTTCGCGCTGTTCGACGATCCCCCGCTTCACCATCTGGTGATATGCCTGATTAGCCGTAAGGCGGATACCATACTGCTTCAGCAGTGCACTCAATGATAGCGTAGGGCGGCTTGAGCCATCGAGTGCATCAGCAGGAGCATCAATGGCATAGCGCGGTGCCAGATTCGGTAAGCCAACAGCCTCCTGGAGTTTCTGACAGGCCCCAAGCACAGATGAGTTAGACAGGTTTAACTCCCGACGCATAAAGTCCAGCAGAATCACTCCAGCCTGCATCTTGTCAGCAGCCTGTCCGGATAATTTTTCCGGTGCGCTGGTTACCATGTCGAAAGTACGGATCACCTTCAGATGGAATGACGGGCTGATCCACATTGCATAGGCATACACCAGTTCCTTACAGACATACGTTCCCCGTTCATTTCCCCCATGAATCACACTCACCGGGTCAACACCCAAATTCTGGGTGTTGGTCAATTCATGAACAAGCTCAACAGTTTGTTGGCTGGAAAGAAACTTTCCTGGCTCCTTGGTTCTGGCATTTGCACCAGATGCTACTGCTGCGCGATGCAGATCGTTCAGGCTGTAACGCCCATAAGCATCACGACGAACTTCAATACCATCAATGACCATCAGATTATTCATACTTCGTTTCTCCTCTTAATCAGGCAGCTGCACCCGCCGTTTTCTCGTACTTACTGATAGTGATCTCGACCTTCGCTTCCGGGATAACCGGTCCCCACTCCACCAGCATTCTTTTCACCTGACTGTCGTCTTCCCACACCCCCGCGTGGGTCAGGGCGTCAAACAGCGCCTTGTTATAGTTGTCCAGATCGCGGATCCTGTTATCCGGAGGAAACAACACGATCTCCACTGAAGCAGGTGCCGACGTTGGTTTCGGCAGACGACGTAACTGCTCAACTATTGCTGCGCACGCCGCGCTCTGGAATTTTCGCCCCGCCGCGCTTATCAGGCTCTTACCAGCAAACGCCCCTTTGTTGGGGTGTCGCCAGTACGTGTTCACGCTGGGCGGAAAAGGCAGGATCAGCTTCATACTTTCAGGCCCCTCTCATGTAACCAGTGGGTTGCACGCAGCCTTGCGTTTTCCTCACCGGCAAGCAGTGAGCGGATAATCCCGACCGCCTCGCTGTCGTCGTCCTTCACCGCGGTATGAAGCGTGATGCCCCGGGCCACGCCACGCTTTATCGTGATGACGCCTTTTTTCTCCAGTGCGCGAAGATGCTCCACCGCTGCATTCACTGAACGGTATCCCAGCATGGTTGCCACCTCCTGATTGGTTGGCGGGAAGCCACGTTCTTTCTGATAAGAAATCAGCATATCCAGCACCTGCTGCTGGCATTGAGTTAACGTCGTCATGCCGCCATCTCCCTGACCAGTTTTTCTGCCTGCTGGCGAACCTGCGCCAGAAAGGCCTCACCACATGCCTCAAGTTCATCGCGCCCGATGTAGCTGATTGCCGGTCCCTTCCAGGTCTTGTCGAAAACAGCAATAGCACCAGCGAAGAAAGCGCCTGTCGGCACCTGCTTCTCATCCTTCGGGATAAACCAGGCAGGCAGTTCAAAACCAATACGCCCGCGAATAAAAGCAATATGATCTGCATCTTCCGGCCACCACACTTCGCTGGTGGCAGCTTTGTGTAGTGGCACACTAAATTTGGCCACCTGATGAAAGGTGATATTCTCACCACAACACAAAACAGGTGACTTAATGAACAAGAAAACCAAACGAACCTTCACCCCTGAGTTCAGGCTGGAATGTGCACAGCTGATTGTTGATAAGGGCTACTCATATCGACAGGCCAGTGAAGCGATGAATGTCGGTTCAACCACGCTTGAGAGCTGGGTACGCCAGCTCAGGCGAGAGCGCCAGGGTATTACGCCCTCTGCCACACCCATTACTCCAGACCAGCAACGTATCCGCGAGCTGGAAAAGCAAGTTCGCCGTCTGGAGGAACAAAATACGATATTAAAAAAGGCTACCGCGCTCTTAATGTCCGACTCGCTGAACGGTTCACGATAGCCGCCAGACTAAGTGACAGCCACACGGTTGTCAGCCTGTGTTCTGCTCTGGAAATACACCGCAGCAGTTACCGGTACTGGCGAAAACGACGCGATACGGTTAATCCGGCACGAGTCAGGTTGTGCAGCGAAATACGCCGGGCGTGGAACCAAAGTCGGGGCTCTGCGGGCGCGCGCACTCTGGCTGAAATGCTGACTCAAAACGGCGTCCCGATGAGCCGTTACCGTGCCGGACGTCTGATGAAATATCTGAACCTGAGCAGTTGTCAGCCCGGAAAACATCAGTATAAAAATGCCCGTCAGGAGCATACCAGCCTGCCGAATCTGCTTGAGCGTCAGTTCGCAGTACCGGAGCCAGACCGGGTATGGTGTGGAGATATTACGTATCTCTGGGCAGGAAATCGCTGGTGCTATCTGGCGGTTGTTATGGATCTTTTTGCCCGCAGGGTTATCGGCTGGAGTCTGTCAGCGCATGCCGATACCGCACTGATAAGCAGTGCCCTGCGGATGGCCTATGAGATGCGTGGCCAACCCCGGGATGTCGTGTTCCATAGCGACCAGGGAAGCCAGTATACAGGCCTTAAATATCAACAACTTCTCTGGCGTTGCAGAATAAATCAAAGCGTCAGTCGGCGGGGAAACTGCTGGGATAACAGCCCCATGGAACGCTTCTTCCGCAGTCTGAAAACAGAATGGGTGCCAACGAATGGTTACGCAGGCAAGGACGAGGCCCGGCAGCAAATTAATGATTACATATTGAACTACTACAACAGCGTCAGACCTCACCATTATAACGGTGGGCTGACGCCGGAAGAGTCAGAGAACAGATACCATTTTTACTGTAAAACCGTGGCCAATATTACTTGACCACTACAGTGTGAATTACCACCCTTAATTGTCGTTCCATTGCTGATACCACCTGTATAAACGTCCTGATTGCCACTGTCGATTATCGTACCGGCGGAAATGCCCCCGTCATGAATTGTCTGTCTTCCTCCGTTAATGGTTGTATTATTAGCCTGCCCCACAAAATTGTTATGACTTCCTACATCTTGATATCCACCCGATTCAATAAGACTTCCATTAGATACCCCGCCATGAACATTCTGCTGGCCATGGTTGATAATATGAGTGTTATTTGTTGTACCTCGTTCATCTACTCTTTGGCTGCCATCTACAGTCTCATCGTTTACCACACCAATAACATCAGGAGTGAAGGCCGTCATCCCAGGCGGGGCATATATCAAGGCAGATATCAATAAGGAAAGTACTGAGCGGCGACAATAATGGGGACTGGTCCTGTTCATAAATTTCATCCTCTGAAAAGTGAATACTGAGTAGCGTTTAAGCGACCTTAGCTCTGCTGCAACATCAGCCCACAGGCACCAGACCAGGGGATTCATCCTGAAGAGACAGCGCAAGTGTATTGTGTTCACCGCTCATCAAAGACATCATGATGAAATGATGATATTCCACATAAGAAAGAAGCATTTTTTAAACGCAGTGCGCTGAAGTATGGTTGGATAAAAAAGTCAATCTATTCAGGGAATACGGGGGTATTCTTTTCTTTCGACAATCAGGCCGTCGGCAAAATAAAATGATTTACATAATCGTTTCTGATGAATATCTTCTGCTCACATAAAAATAACACAATAACTTTGAGATCGCAGATTCTTTTACTTTTACAGCATTCGTCCCCCCATTGTTGGGCAAATATAGATTGGGCCAGAGCACGAAAGTTAATACCACGTTTGCACAGCTCCTCCAACAGCACGACAAGATGCCACATACTGCGCCCCAGTCGGTTCGGTTTACAGACTACCCGTGCGTCCACCGCCGATAATGTCCTGAGCAGTTTTTTCAGTCCGGACCTCCTGCCACGGTTTTACGTTGAAGAGGTAACCCTGAGCACGCAGTTCATCAGTCAGGCGTGGTGTACCGTAACCCTATTATTGATGGGTAAGATCAAAAAAACTTTCAGGCAGCTAAGGAAAGTTGAACCAGACATTAGAATAAATATTTCAACCAATTACAGCACCAATTCAGACACCGCCAGCTCAACAAATAAATCAAGGGGTTACGTGAAAGCGTAGCCCATTTTTCTTTGGTAGTGGCAGCAAAATGGTTGTAGTGTAAAAAATAATCCCGTTTAATCAATCAATAATACATATTGTTTCAATCTACGTTATTATCTCTTTGTAAAAATAGCCATTTATTAATCATTGAAAACTGCTTTTAGAACTTGATACAACGGGACTAGTCACAACAGGACTATTCTCAACGGGATCATCCTCAGAGTAACTATCATCAAAGTCATCATCCATAAATAAAATATCATCGAATGGTGCCACGCCCGTGATGAGTTTTATTTTATTATTACGATCAGTCAAGACTCCACTTAAACCGTTTTCGCTCACAGGTTTTAATGATTTTTCATTACTCTTGTTGTAAGCAGGCGCATTAAAAATACACGGAGTATCAAGATCAAACAATGACGTTCCCCAGTTCACATATTGAATATCATAGTTACTGAAGTTCTGTCCAGAAAAGAAGCATCCCTTAAAATCCAATCCACCTAAATTATATAAACCATCCTCTTCTTTTTGGAGAGTAATGTTAATTTTGGCTATCTCCCGGACATCATCGCCATTTTTATATTTGAATACCGTTTCAAGATGTTCCCCACACAGTTTGACTTCTGGAAATAATTTGAAATCAAAGCCTATATTATTATGTATCAACGTAGATGAACAAAAGATGGAGAAAGCTTGCAGTGCTGAATTATAGCTTTCGATTTTATCCTGAGGCTGCGCTCTTGGTAAAAACTCATAGCAACATTCATAAAAATTAAGTAGAAACTCTGAAGACCTTCCATTTTTATCAAATAATATCCCCTTGAACTCATTCACAAACGCATCTTTTTTTTCTTGAATATCTATGGGGTGTTCCTTTGACTCTGACAAAGATGAAATCTCATCTATTTTTTTTCATATGAATTACGTGATTCCATACAGACATTTGGCGGCGTTTCTAAAATAACACTACGCGTACTACTTGGCTTAAGTAAACCAACATGAAAATCACTTTTTCTTATATTATCGAAAAGGTTCTGTTCATTTCTTTTAGCGCATTAAAAAAACTGATCGGCATTATTTTTATTCGATAATTTTTTAGTTTCAGAAAACACATTTTCATTGTTTTCCAGCTTTAGTTTAATGAGAAGATTTTCCCAGACCTGCTTGCTTAAACATATTACGTCAGGCTCACCAGAACTAACTAACTCGTGATTATTATTAAAGTGTACGTTGAATACCTTTAAGTTATTTTCACCAACTTCATATTTAATACGTTTTAATTGTTCTCCAGCTCCCATAATGACAAAGGCGTTGCCTTCTTGATATATACATTCAGACATCATTTTTTGTAAAGTTTCAAGAGCACCGCGATACGTCTCTGATGCAGCTTCCTTACAAATTAATTTTAAAATACTATGAGCTAGTAGCTCCATGTGTTTAGAAGATTTATTTTCATTATAACTTCCACTACCCAAAAATGCGCTAGCGTTAAATCCGTTGCTTTTACTAACTAACAT